AAAACACTACAAGCTAAACCATCTGCTTTGGATAGAATCAATGTAAGAAGACTATTAATCAGACTAAAGAAGTTTATCGCTTCTTCAAGCAGATTCTTAGTATTCGAACAAAACGATTCATCTACAAGAAGCAGATTCTTAAATATAGTTAATCCGTTCTTAGAATCAGTTCAAGCCAATAGTGGTTTGAGTGCATTCAAAGTTGTAATGGATGATTCCAACAATACTCCTGATGTCATAGACAGAAATCAGTTGGTTGGACAGATATTCATACAACCTACAAGAACTGCTGAGTTTATTGTATTAGACTTCTCAGTTCTACCAACGGGTGCTGCATTTCCTGAGTAAAAAGGGGGTGTAAAACAATGAGAAAGGGGAACAATTTAGTTCCCCTTTTTTATTATATCTAAAAACTATGAAAAAACTATGAAATAATAAGGTAATATATTGTATCGATTTTTCAGTTTGTTTATATTTATATATGAAAGAATTAAACACTTATTAGGAGAACTGAAATGGCAGAACTAATCGATCCTTCAGAAATTATGTTTACACCATTTGAACCGAAAGTTAAAAATCGGTTTATTATGTACATCGAAGGAATCCCTGCATATTTAATAAGAGCAGCTGCTAGACCAGCTATCACATTCGAAGAAATCGAATTAAATCATATCAATGTTAAAAGATATGTAAAAGGAAAGGGTTCTTGGGAACCATTGGAAATCACTCTTTACGATCCTATTGTACCATCAGGTGCACAGGCAGTTATGGAGTGGGTTCGTTTACACAAAGAGTCTGTTACAGGTAGAGATGGATACTCAGACTTCTATAAGAAAGATGTTACATTTAATGTTTTAGGACCTGTTGGTGATAAAGTTGAAGAATGGACACTAAAAGGTGCTATGATTCAATCTGCTAACTTTGGTGATATGAATTTTGAAACTAACGAACCTAATGACATTACACTTACACTAAGATACGATTACGCTATCTTACAATTCTAAGAGGATAATATGAGTTTTTTAAGAGAAATGCTTTCTAGTGATGCTAAAATCTCTAGTAAAAGATTTGTCGGTTTTATGGCATTCTTTATGTTGATTTGTAGTTGGGGTGCTGATACCTTTTCTACATTCGAAGTTAAAGATAAGATATTAGAATGCTTTATGTACATTTCAGTCGTTGGATTGGGTGTTACAGCTGCCGAAAAATTCGGTAAAAAATAGTTATAGTTCTAAACTAAATCATAGGAGTCAAATATGGCTGAAGTCAAATTCCCTACGGAAGTAGTGGATTTGCCGTCTAAGGGTTTACTATATCCAGAAGGTAGTCCCCTATCATCAGGTAAAATAGAAATCAAGTATATGACGGCTAGAGAAGAAGATATCTTAACATCTGCTAATCTTATTAAACAAGGTATGGTTGTTGAGAAATTGTTAGAGTCATTAATAGTAGATAAATCAATCAAAGTAGATGATTTACTTATTGGAGACAAAAACTCTATCTTAATCGCATCAAGAATACTTGCGTATGGTAAAGAATATGAAGTAGAAATAGGTGGTAGAAAGATAGAAGTAGATTTAACCACACTAAAAGATATTGAGTTAGATGAGAGTATAGTTACAAACGGAGTAAATGAATTTGAGTTTGAACTACCCGCTACAAAAAGAAAATTAACTTTTAAATTACTTACATCGGGTGATGAGAAGGCTATTGAAGAAGAAGTAAAAGGTTATCAGAAAATAGATGGTATCGGATACGAACTAACTACAAGACTAAAACACCAAATCATTTCAATAGATGGTGATACTAAAAGAGCTAGTATAAATAGTTTCGTGGACAATGAGTTTTTATCAAGAGATTCAATCGCTTTTAGAACTTATGTTTCTGATATTATGCCTGATGTAGATATGACATCAACATATACAGATGTGGATGGAGAAGAAAAGGAGTTTACGGTCCCGATGACCGTTACATTTCTTTGGCCTGCCGCTAACATATAAAAAAGAATTACACGAACAACTCTTTCAAATAAGTTTCAACTCACAAGGTATGTTCTCTTTTTCAGAGGTATATAACATGCCTATATATCTTCGTACATTCTATTTTAAGAGATTACAAAAACATTTTAAGGATGAAGCTGAAGAGATTAAGAAAGCTCAACAGAGAAATAAATCAACCATTCCTTAATACAAAAAATGATTATTTTGATATTTATTATTGAATAATTCCACACAAATAAATCTAATGGAGAATCAAAATGGCTGGTAGAGAAGGCACACTTTTTAAGTTTTTTCAGAAATGGAAAGAGAAAAAATTAAACAAATTGGCTAACGATATGATAAAAGATAACCCATCATTAGAGAAGAATCTAAAAGCTATGGATAAGTCTTTTGGTGAATTTGAAAAAGAACTGAAAAGAAGAAAAGATAAATTAACTCCTGCTCAAAAGAAAATACTAAAGCAAAGACATGGCTAAAAGAAACGATTTAAAAATACAAGTAGAACTTCTTGAGGATATAGATAAGTTAGAGAAGAAGATAGCAGAAAGAGGTCGTGCTACTTATAACGAACAGAGAAGACTTAATGCATTAAAATCTGCTAGTTTTGAGATGGCATCAAAAGAGTTAAGTCTGTCTAAACAGATAGATAACTTAGAGAAATCTGCTCTTGGTATAATAAATAAAAAATTAGGTATAGATAAGCAGATAAAAGCTTTACAAGAAGCTAAAAAAGTTGGAACAAAAAAAGAGTTAGAAAATGCTAATAAACTAAGTAGTATAATGGCAGATGTTGCTTCAGGTAACAAAGATTTTTCTGATGCTCTAAATGAAATAGCGACAGAAGACTTTGGTAAACTAAATGATGCTGCAAATGATTTCGCTAAGACATTAGATGAGGGTGGTAAAAATTTAGAATCTCAAGTAAAAGGAGCGGCTTCGTTAAAAGATGGTTTTGGTGGTATAGCAGAATCTCTACTTGGTATAGATTTAAGTATAGCTGGATTAATAGCAGCTGTGGGTGCCTTTGCACTAAAAATAAAAGAAGTAAGACAAGAATTAGGAACGACAGTAGTTCAGTCAACAAGACTTGCTGGTAATATGTCATTAGCTGCTGCTTCTGCTACAGCTTTCGGTGGTAGTGCAGAACAAGCACAGGCTGCTGTAACTTCATTAGTAGATGAGTTTGGTTCTTTGGATGTTGTAAGTGCTAGAGTATCAGCTCAGTTAGGTTCGATAACAGGTCAGTTTGGTTTAAGCGGAGACAATGCAGGTCAGTTACTAAAACAGATGCAAGCTATAAATGGTGCTTCAATAGAAACTAATTTAAATCTAATAGGTTCTGTTGGTGAACTTGCTAGAGCAGCAAGAGTTGCTCCTGCTAAAGTTCTAAATGATATAGCCAGTGATACAGAATCATTTGCTCTTTTTGCAAGAGATGGTGGAAGAAATATTGCCAGAGCTGCTATTCAGGCTGCTAAACTCGGTATAAATATGGGTAAAGTAGCTAGTATAGCTGAAAGTTTATTAGATTTTGAAACTTCTATAGAAAAACAAATGGAAGCTTCTGTTTTATTAGGTAGACAACTTAATTTAGATAAAGCTAGAGAGTTAGCTTTAACAGGAGATTTAGAGAGTTTACAAAGAGAGTTAGTAAGACAAGTTGGAACTCAAGCAGAGTTTCAAGCTTTAAATTTTATACAAAGAAAAGCTTTAGCAGATGCTATAGGTGTTAGTGCAGCCGATTTAGGTAAGTTAGTAGCTGGTGGTGGGGGTATAGCAGCTGGTGCTCCAAAAGCACAAACAGGTGGTGTAGTTAGACAAACAGGTTTAGCTGTAGTTCATAGAGGTGAAACTATAGCTGGTTCACAATTTGGTGGAAGAGAAAGTAATAAGTTACTAAAACAAATATTAGAACAAAACGCAACATTAATGAACAGACTAACAAATAAAGTTGGTGACTTAGCATTAAGTTCATAGGAGATAAGAAGTGGCTTTAAAAGATTTA